TTGTTGTCTAAACTCATAGTCATTCAGCTCCTGCTGGTGTTTCTACACAGTTGGTTCTTCTTGGTAAAGCCCACGGCCACCGGTAGGTAACCGTGGGTGAGTGTTATGGATTACGTCCAAGCTGCTCTAGGAGATACTTGGAGTTCATATCAGTAATTGTTTGCATGTCTACGCCGTTATCCAGCAAGGCACGATAGTCGCTGCCCATGATAGGGCCGCGATCTGCGCCACGGGTAACGTCCGCAGCTTTAGGCATAGGGTGGCGTCTGAAGCCCTGATCCGTAACTTCTACGAGTTCGGTACTAGGATCAGCACGGAAGCCCGACATCAAGACGTGCTTGCCGTTACGGGGATCTAACCACTTGCCTTCATCAGGAATTAGAAAGGTCATTAGAAATCTCCGATATTGCCGGGACTAGCAAAGGTACTAGGCTGCAGCGATCGTTCAAAGCTGTCAGCTACCTTGCCTTGGTATGCATTAACCGGCCACACAAAGGCGCTGTCGGGAAGCACATGCTTAGGCATCTTAAAGGCAACGCCGGTCATGGCTCTGCCATCTCTCATAAACTGAGGGAAAGCAAACTCCATGCGGCCATCTTGAATGTCAATCTGAGCGCCCTTTAGGCCTTCAGCACTGAACGGAGACTTAGTATCTCCACCACGCTCAAGAGTAAAGTGGGCCATCATCATATCGCTGACAGTCAGGCTATCGATCGACTTGTTAGGGTAGATTGACAAGGCCGTATCGACTAGCTTAGCCGGATCATAGTCCGTGTCGCCGGGCATGTCCAAAGACCGGTAGAACATTTTGCCGTAGACCTCAGCCTTATCGGCGTCGTCTACGTTAGTTCGTCCAGTAGCTGCGGCAAGGCCTTCAAGCCGTGTAGCGCCTACTCGATCAAAAAGCACTGCCGGATCATTGCTTCCAGTAGCTTGAGCCAGAGTACCAATTACGCCGCTCTTATCTTTAACCAGTTGGCCGCCAACAATAGTAGCTGACTCAAACTCCTGCATGACGTGCCGTTTAGTTGCTCGGGCAACAAAGTCAGCAAGCGAGTCAGGGCTCTGAGGATTAACAGTACCAGTAGCAATAGCATTCAAGGTATCAAGGTAAACTTGGCTTTCGACGTCAGCACGTTGAGCTTGGCTTAGCGTGATCTGAACGTCATCAGAGTTGCCTTGGAAATTAACGGCCTCGGCAACATCTGCCTTAAAGCTCTTACCCATCTGCTCCATGGTGCTCTTCATACGAGACATCGAGTAAGCCGACTCACCGCCATCATCCGACATAATAGACATGGGGTTTATCAGCCCACCTACGACTCTACTAACGTAGTCTTGGGGGTCAGGGGTTGAGGTATCTTGCAGGGCGGTGGACAGCTGTTGCTGCCCCAGTGCCATTCGTTTGATGGTACGGGGCTGCAAGAACTGAAGCCCGTCAAAAGGAGTACCATCGTCTTTCAAATAAGTGTGTTGCTTAGGATCCCAACGGCCACCTACCGATTCCACGGCAAGCGCAGTAGTCTGCGCAGCGCCATAGTTATCTCCGAAAGCTTTCAATCGAAGCTGACGGGTAAGTTGTGAGTCGTTAGGGACCAAGAGGCTATCCCACATAGCGGAAATGCCCATAGCATCCTTAGGATCTGACACAGGCTCACCGGGCTTGATCCTTGCAAAGACCCTGCCCGTGTAGTTTAGCGCAGCCTCAGGAATTACAACAGCAAGACTATCACTTGCTGTGTTCACTAGTTTTTTGCCGGGCCCTGTAGCCCAGCCTTTAGCAAGCATACTCCACAGGGTGCTTGCGGCAGCAGGGTCGTCTTTAAAGGAACGCCCGGCCAAAGTCATGTCGGCAATGTAGCCAGCAAGAATCTTTTCTTCGGAGCTAAGGGTATCGCCTTTTTCGATTAAATACTGCTGTACGTCGTCCCATGTATCGTAGTCACCAACCGCATAAGGCAAAGCTCCTCCAAGTAGTCCTTGAATTTGCTGCTCGCTCGGGTTAGTCGACAGACCCGAAGTTTTTCGGGCAGTCTCAGTACTAACAAAGTCGGCGCTGGAAAGAGTATCTATCCAGATACGTTGCTTTGATAATTCAGGTCCGCTACGTACAAGGGCATTTCGTGCCCCGGCAATGTTATCGAATATTTTTTGGAACGGGGTGGCATCAGCGCCGTACATCAGGGGAGTGATGAAATCAGTTCCCGGTTGAACCCGTCCCATTTTTTCAAAGTCAAGGTCTCGTGTTGTCTCAGGACCAGCCAAAAGCCAGAGCTGAGACATCATATTATCGAGACCAGTAGTATTAAGGGAGTTGGAGGATACCGCAGCAGCAAACACAGGCTCGGACGCCTTCAATTGCTGAGCGCGGATACTCTCTAAGATAGCTTCGCGCTTTACAGCCCATTGCTCGTCAGTCATGTTAGGCTCTAAGCTAGTACCAATGGCAGCTACTTTGCCTAACCATCCTGCCTGCTGAGCTTCAGCGGCTGTCAGAGGGACAGCATCGCGGGCTGCAATGAGGATATCAATAGATGAAGCGTTATCGCCCCGGTTCGCTGCTTGTTTAGCAGCTTCCAAAGAGTCGTTAACCAACAGATCGGCAACCTTATCGGCTACTCGGTCGGTGGTGAGGTTGTTGACTCCTGTATTTTCTTTCTTCCACGTACCAACGCGCACAGCAAACGTGGCCATAGCGTCGTTACGTCGGTCTTCTTTTTCTGTAGCACTAAAACCGGAAAGCCCGTAAGCTTGGTTCATCGCCTGAAACGGATCATTGCTGTCAAGCTCGACAGTTTCCTTCATAAGGAATGACTGCCAGTTAGACGCCGCTTCTGCTTTAGCTTCTTGAATTTCAAAGGTCCTGAGACGGCCTTGACCAGCCTCAACCATTTGACCAGCTTGCTGAACGAACTTATTAGCCCAGTTCTGTGCAAGCTTTTGCTGCTGAATCGAAGACAATCCAGCGAAGTCGGCTTGGTGGTACTCTAAAAATGCCTCGGTCATGCTCTGCATTACGTCATCATCATCAATAGAGAAGCCGTTGTCAGAAGCAAACTGCAAAATAGCAAGAGGATTATAAGTACGAGTAGACCGACCTTCCGCATCAGTTGTTCTTGTAAAGAACCCGTCCTTTTCGAGGCGGCTCTGGAACTTCTGGTGGGATTCCTTAATTAGTTGATCAGTTTCTCTATTAACCTTACGGCTAGTAGCGCTATCAAGTTGCTGTTGGGTATCTCGAATAGCACGCTGAGCATCGTAGGGTTCCATGTCATTACGGAACTGCTCAATAATTCTCAGCTCTTCGGTATCTACCCCGTTAGCATTCAAGAGATCGGCATTTAACTGCTGCCGGAGATCTTCATAACTGAAATCTCGGACAGACTGAATCGCCGCAGTACGAGCCTTATCGAACCGCTTGCCTGCCGTGCCACGGCTAGGCAGCCTACCGCGCTTATTGCGATAGTCGTTCATAAGCTTGAGAGACTCTTGAGCAACCTCGTCCTTATCCATATTGGCATCGTTAAGGGCTGCAATCTCTCGCTCGATCTTGTCGATTTCCAAGTGACCTTGGGCATCTCTTGCTTTCATGATGGTTTGGTCTGCTTCAAGAAAGGCAGAAATGCCTGACGCAGCAGCACCAAGAATCTGACCCAAGGGGTCAACGCCTGAGAGGCCAGTGCCTGTACGGGACTGACCTTGGACGAAGCGTCCAGCCTTACCTCCTGAGGTGCTGCCTATTCCTCGCTGAGAAACAGACAGCCTATCAAATTGACGTCCGGTGCCGAGGTCTTGGACTCCGGGGCGGACGTATCTATTATCTTGTGGTTGTTGGAATTGGCTCATTCGTAGAAGTACCCATGGGCTGTGCCTGCCGCTGAACCAATACCCGAGATAAGGGCACCAGTGTTACGGGCAGAACTGTTATCGTAGAAGGTACCTTGCTGTCCTCGGTAGAACCGAGTAGGGACGAATGATTCATCGCCCCGCGAAGCCAAAGCTTTCTTGCGAGTCTCCTGGAGATTTTGACGCTGCAGGTTATTCTGCCTATTCGTATCATCCGTTGCTTTGGCTAGTTCAGCCGTCTGCAAATTAGAGAGACGATCAATCATTGCAGACTCAACTTGGACGTCAGACTGCATAGTACGCGTCTTAATAATTTCGGAGTTTTCGTTACTCTTCGTAATAAGATCCGAGCGCTTATTCTTTTGCTCGATTTGAAGGGACTCGGCATTAGTAAAGAGCTCACGCAATGAGTTGCGCTCAATAGCTCTGTTCTGCCGAGCAACTGCTCGTGCTTTTGCGGCACCAGCAATATTTGATTGGATAACCTGCGCTTCAGCGTTGTACTGCTGCTGGTTAAATTGGTCAAGGGCTGCTTGGTTGCGCTGAGCTTCTTGAGCACTAGCGGATCGGGCACCAGCTACGGAACCCATAACCTTACTGCCAATAGCCATGACGGCTAGTTCAGGTCCGGCCATCACAGGCCTCCTTTCTTCATGTTGCCCCAGCTCATCAGCCTGCCTTTACGGACAGGCTTGTAGGTGGGGGTATCTCTCCGGGCTGCGCCGGAGGTACAAGTTTCAATAATCATGGCGCTGCGACGGTCGTCGTCAGCCCACATCTTCTGTTCTTCTTTGACCGCCTTGGCTTCATTGGCTGCGATCACCGCATCCACATCCACGCCGAGCATGTCGGTGTAGTAGGATACGGCGTGGGCCAGAGCGTCCACACGGTCATCGTGCTTGAGTGCGCCACGTTGGTCAGTCAAGCGGGTAATCTGCAGCTGATTGGTCTTGTCCTTGAGGGCCCGAGGGTCCATGACAAGCCGCTGCGTAGCGATCACAGGCTCGAGGGTGTCGAGGAGGCGTCGCTCCTTCTGACCCTGAACCCTGAACTCCTCTACCCCTACCTGTCCGCATACGCGTTTGACGACAGGCTGGAGGAGGGATCCAAACATCCCGTCACCGAAGTTAGATTCGTAACGGATGAGTTTACATTTGTAGCGATAGGCAAGCTGGGCGATCGTATGAAGTGTCTCTTCATCGTAGCCGCCGGGGATGCCAATCATTTCGTGGATACAGATGTACCCAGTGGGGGTGGCCGAGGCCACACATAGTCCTGTCTCGTCCGAGCCGCGCCCTGAGGGGTCAACGTGCAAGGTCGTGACTAAGTAGTCCTCCAGTTCGTCTGACCGGTACATGGGCTTGTAGGCCTTGTCTCCGGCCATCCCGAAGGTGGCAAAGTCAACAGGGGTGGACCGGGCATGCTGCACCTTCTGGTGGAACATATCCAGCCCGACGTCCGTGCACACAATGTTCTGCAGCTTGAGCGGGTACTTCTCATCATCAGCGAGAGAGGTATCCAGCAGGAACTGCAGGGCATAGTTGGCAGGGCCGATCTTGGCGTACCGCCCCATGAGCATCTCCTTATCGAAGCGCTCTGGCTGGGTGGCATCGCCGGGGTCAGCGTCCAGTTCGTCCATGCGTTCCATGATCCACGGTGCGATGTTCTCCGTACGGGAGGGGATCGTTGGGTCAGGGAACTCAGCAGGGAACTTGACGAAGGGGTAGCCAGTGGTGGCTAGTTTGTTATAGTTAGAGTCACGAGTGTGAGGGGTGCCGAGGAAAACAACACGCCCACCCTTGTTACGGATGGACTCAAACTCGTGGATGCGGCCCAGCAGTTTGTCGCGGGCCTCTTGCGTATCACAGTTACCACGGACCTCAAGGTCATCGCCGATGATATAGTCGGCGTGCTTACCGACGATCTGAGACATAATGCCTGCAGCTGAGATCGACTTGTCCTGACCAACCTGAATGCGGGCACTCGAGTTAAAGGCCAAGGCGTTGTCGATGTCATCGTCGCCGGGGAGGAGGTGGCTCATGAAGGGGACCACGGCAAGGATCTGCCGGGTCATGCTCATAAAGTCAATAGCCTTCTGAGCGGTAGCCGACGTCACGAGGATCGTGGCATTGGGGTCACGGAGCAACCACCATGACGCCATGACAGAGGTGAGTACGGACTTACCCGTACCACGGCCTGCTGCCAAGATCATGTCGTTGCTGTGATTCTGGAGTGCCTCACAAATGCCATACTGAATAGGGGTCGGCTCGCCGTATCCCATATACTTCATGACGTAGTAGGCGTAGTTGCGGAGATCTTCCACAGCCTCCTCCGGCACGTAGTCGGGGATCAGGTCGTGGTTGATCCTGTTTAGTATATCAGTCATTTGGTCTCCTAAGGAAAGACGAAGGCAGCCCGCTAAGGCAGCCCTCGTTAATTATGCTTTTTTGATTTTGAACGGAGCGTCACCCATGGCGGCTTGAATCCGCTGGGTCTGCTTCTCATTCATCTCA